CAGGAGCGTAAAGCTGCCCATCGTCAGATCACAGTTCTCGCCAAGAACAAAAGTACAGCTCGTCTGTACAGAACCAGGCCTGACTCAGCAGCACTTCAAGGAGGAAGTGGATGTGAATAACATCCTAAAAAAATATCTGCAAACAGGCCAACTCCCAATCGGGAAAAAACAAGCGGAATTCGGCTACGCTACATCGCAATCCTTTACAGAGTCGATGTTCATAGTTGCCTCGGCAAAAGAAGAATTCGCTAAACTACCATCAGAAGTCAGAACTCACTTCAATAATGATCCGGCCCAGTACCTGGACGCGGCATTAGACCCATCTAAGAGGTCGCTGTTCGAAAAATTCGGAATAGTCGACCCTCTGCCATCAGAAACCACTGAAGCACCTTCAGAACCGGCTACAGAGACTCCCGTCACAGCCGAAATAGCACCTACTAGCTCTTAAGCTACGAAGTACTTGACTTCGGGTGCAGGACATTGTATTACTTGTTCTTACAATGTCCTAGGTGGTCCCTAGCTAAGAAATAGAATCACACCAGGCATTGCTCTTTAAAATAAACAGGAGCTTAAAAATGACAGAACCGGATATCGGAGATATAAAAACATGGCTTACAAAAGAAGAAAGATTAGTCGTAAAAAGTCTAGAAAATCATTTAAAAAAGGCACTCGTTCGCATAAGCGAAATCGAGGCACAACTCAGAGAGGCGGAGTCGCTCTCTAGAGACATCCAGGATGAGCTTGAAGAAGTTCAATGGGAACTCGAAGCGGTCAAAGCAGAATGACTTGCTTCGCTCCAATAACAATAGATAAAAAATCTAAAAACGGCCTATACATGGGCCGGCAAAAAGTACCATGCGGTCGCTGCAATGGATGCAGAATAAAGAAATCAAAGGAATGGGCAATCAGGTGCATACATGAAACTAAAGCTAACGGCGACAATAACAGTTTCATCACTCTTACTTATAACGATGACCACCTACCAAAAGACGCCAGTCTTAATCACGAACATTTTCAAGAATTCATCAGATCACTCCGGAAGAGAGTTAACGGAAAAATCAAAGAGAAGGAACCAGGATTTAACAAAATCCGCTATTACATGTGCGGCGAATACGGAAAAGCTACAGAAAATAATAGCTGGATCGCGCGACCGCACTTCCATGCAATCCTATTCGGATTCTCTTTCCCGGATAAAACCGATCACACGGTGCGACGAAATAATCAGGTATATCGTTCAAAATTACTTGAAGATACCTGGAACTACGGATTCTCAGAAATAGGAAATGTTACGTTCAAATCCTGCGCCTACGTAGCACGCTACATAATCAAAAAGCAGAAAAAAACAGATGATGTCTATGCAATCATCGATCACGATACCGGGGAAATAACCGGCTATCGAAAACCGGAATACACTCGCATGTCACTAAAGCCTGGTATCGGCTCAGACTATTACGATAAATTCGAAACAGACTTGTACGAATACGTAATGCTCGAACCAGGAAAGAAAATGGAGGTACCAAAATACTATAAAGAAAAGATCAAAAAGGATCACCCAATCCTACACGAGCTGCTTAGATCAGCACGAGTAAAAAAGGCGAGAGAATCGCCAGACAACTCACCCGAACGATTAGAAGTTCGGAACTATATCCAGGGGTTACAACTCCAGAAATTAAAGAGAGAACTTGAATGAGAACATCAATATTTACAATATATGACAACGCAGCAAAGGCACATTTAATGCCATTCTTTGCACACAATTCAGCCATGGCTGAGCGGACATTCATGGACGCAATTAACGAACCAGGACACAGGTTCAACAAACACCCGGATCACTACACGCTGTTCATACACGGCAGCTTCGAGGATGAGGACGCAGAGTTCACGCTCCAGGCAGCTCCTAAATCCATAGGAAATGGTGTACAGTACAAAAACTCACACCTAAGAACCGAAGAAGAAATAGACAATGCCGAAAAAGTCAGTGATGTCCCATCGATTCGATACAACGCCTAAAGCAGAGATACAAAGGAGCTCGTTCGATCGATCACACGGTTATAAAACCACGCTAGATGCCGGGCTCCTAATACCCTTCTATACAGATGAAGTATTACCAGGAGATACTTTCAACCTAAAAACAACAGCATTCGCAAGACTCGCCACTCCAATAAAACCGATCATGGACAACCTGTACATGGAGACGTTTTTCTTCTCAGTACCTATTCGGCAAATATGGGAAAACTGGGAAAAATTCAACGGTGAACAAGTTAATCCAGATGACTCAACAGATTTCGTTGTACCGCAAATCATACTCGACGGAACCCAAAACCTCCGTGGCACGATCTATGATTACATGGGGATTCCTCCTCAGCAATCTATGTCTATCAACAGCCTGCACCTCAGGGCATACAATCACATTTACAATAACTGGTTCCGCGATCAAAACCTTTCAGAATCAATCAATGTGCCAACCGGAGACGGCCCAGACGATCCGGACACATACTTCCTTAAAAGAAGACGCAAGCGTCCTGATTACTTCACAGCCTGCCTACCCTTTCCGCAAAAAGGGGACCCAGTAACGCTAAATATCGGAGGACAGGCGCCAATAATAGGACTAGGAACTAGAGATATAAATGCAAATTTCAACTTTGTAGATGCAGGAATAGTTGAATCGTCAGGCGATACAGTAGTATACCCATTTTCAACAGCATCAGATGACGGTAACGGCCCAATAATGATGGCCGGAACAGCAGCAACAAACGGAGTACCACTTGTATTCGCAGATCTGGGCGAAGCAACAGGAATAACAGTCAACGACTTACGCGAATCATTCCAAGTACAAAAACTACTCGAAAGAGACGCCAGAGGCGGAACACGGTATCCCGAAATAATAAAATCACACTTCGGGGTAACCGATCCACAAATGCTAGTACTGCAACGCCCCGAGTTCCTCGGAGGCGGTTCATCCAGGGTGAACATTAATCCAGTACAGCAAACATCAGAAACAGACCCATCAGGTCCCGATGCATCACCTCAGGGAAACCTGGCTGCATTCGGAACAGTCACACTCAGCAATCACGGATTTACAAAATCCTTCACAGAACATTGCGTAATAATAGGCATCGTAAACGTACGAGCCGACCTAACATATCAACAAGGCCTTAATAGAATGTGGTCCAGGAGAACAAGGTTCGATTACTTCTGGCCAGCATTAGCCCATTTGGGCGAACAGGCCGTACTAAACAAAGAAATCTTCGTAGACGGATCGCCGGCGGATGAAGACGTATTCGGTTATCAAGAAATATACGCCGAATATAGATACAAACCATCACTCATAACAGGATTATTCCGATCAGTAGACCAAGCGTCGTTAGACGTCTGGCATTTATCACAAGAATTCGGAAACCTTCCAGTACTGGGTAACCAGTTCATAGAAGATAATCCACCAATCGACAGGGTAATAGCGGTCCAGGATGAGCCGCACTTCCTCTTCGATTCATACATACAACTTAGATGCGCAAGGCCAATGCCGTTATACGGCGTACCAGGCATGATCGACCATTTCTAAAGAAAACGACTGTTGAGAGGGGCACGAGAGTGCCCTAACATAAAATCAGCAGCATCTAAACACACGAGAGACAACACACGTGACCAACAAATGCCACCACCAGCAATAGCAGCCGCGATAGCACCCGCAGCAATAAGTGCCTTCTCGTCACTTGCGGGTGGATTCCTTAGCGATAAGGGGACGCGGAAAGCAAACAAACAAAATCTGAAAATCGCTCGTGAGCAAATGGCATTCCAGGAACGAATGTCATCAACAGCATATCAACGTAGTGCAAAAGACCTATCGGCAGCCGGTCTAAATAGAATATTAGCTCTCGGCTCGCCAGCTAGCTCACCTTCAGGAGCACTCGCGACAATGCATAGCGAAACGGCAGGAAAAGCCGAAGCATTAAAAACCGGAACCGCATCAGCACTACAAGCACGCATAGCACATCAACAACTCAAACTTGCACAGGCACAGACTGGCAACGTTAACCAGGCTTCTCTCAAACTTGTTGAGGAAACTGCATTAGCAAACTCACGAGCAGTAATAGAAGCAGAAAAAGCACGAGTACTAAAAGACTCATCATTCAATATCCGAGCACTCCTAAAGGAGTTCGGGATTGACACAGGCGGACCACCGCCATACGATCCTAAATCGGTAAGATCAGCACCAGCGCCAAAAGGATAAATCATGAATCAATCAAGAAAAGAGATGGCCAGTAGCGACGCGCACGAAAGTGCGGCCAGGAGCGTAAAGCTGCCCATCGTCAGATCACAGTTCTCGCCAAGAACAAAAGTACAGCTCGTCTGTACAGAACCAGGCCTGACTCAGCAGCACTTCAAGGAGGAAGTGGATGTGAATAACATCCTAAAAAAATATCTGCAAAC